AGAAAGTCGGTCCTACATGTGTAGGGACTCTTTTCCGACCTTTTTTGACAAAATATTTAAAACCCCCTACATCATGTAGTAGACCGACCCATTTTAAATCTTCAATGGTGTAAATAAAGATTTAATATTTGTGAAGTATAATGCTATTATGCCTTGGTCATTTGTTATACTAATTGGATATTCTATTAATAAATTTAATAAATTATCATATGTATGGACCCTTTTTTGACAAAATATTTACACCGAATGAGGGGCTCGAACCCTCGACCACGGGATTAAAAGTCCCGCGCTCTACCAACTGAGCTAACCCGGTTTTTGGACTAAGTCTCTTAGAGAAACTATATAATATATATGCCACATTGGTGTCTTAATTTTAGGAATTAGTTATCATTATGTAGTTGAACATAATGATATACAAAAATTATCAGTAATAGAATTTGGAATATGATTAGATAGCATACATTAGACCTGCATTTCCGCCAACAAATACGACCATATTCACGCGTTCTTCAATAAGATACATATTAAAATTGTAATCATAAATGCGCCATGTTGGCTTGTTAATACCGACAATATCGCCAGTTGCAGGGTCGCAAATAGTCAACACTTGCGCATAAGGGTCCACTGGAGGACTGATAGTAGTGAACTCAAATTGTATATTTGTGAACCTACTCATGTTCATTGCACCAGAAGGTTGTGTGTTAAATGGGCTAGTATCTAGACAGAAATTATAACAATATAGTCCATCAGGAGCATCACCAGAAGTTCGCACAAATTTTTCTATATAATTATATACGCCTTCTGGCAATACATTCTCTCTATATTGTCCATCCATTAATATACCAAGCGCAATCAATATATTTTTAATATTTTGCGGATTATATACACCAGTAATAGCTAGACCGCTTGCCGTGCCATCCGGATTTGTTCCTGGGCCAAGTGTTGCATCAGGGCCTACTGGATCTGGATTTGGATAAGATCCAGCATTAGGAGCAGCCGATATTCCTTGTGGCATGGTATAAAAAGGCCAATTGGTATAATTCGACCATTGATTACGCAGATTGGCATCACTTCTCTGAAAATAAAACATCCAACTAATAACCATACCCATAGAATCCAAATCTATTGTGTTTTGCCCAGTTACATTATAAAAAGGTTTCTCATATACTTGTTTAAATATATATCTCTGCTCATTTTTAGCAAAGACTTCCGATTCATCGTTCGATAAAAAGCAATATGTGCAATTTAAATTAATATCTGCATTCCATAATGTTCTCGTATCTGCATAAGAAATAGGCCCCAATACTTCATCAGGAGGCGTCTGCAAAAATCGATACATTTGCATATATAATTGGTTAAAATTTGGCGCAACTACCGGATAATTGTTAGCATAATCAGTAACATCGCGAATAGTAAACCATTCATTAATTGGTCTAAATGAAACACTAACTTGCAACTCATTATATTGTAGAGCCACTAAAGGGAAAGCCTGAGTTGTCTCCAAGTTAAACCATGCACCTAGAGGAATATATAAAGTGCGACCATTAATAGAAGGTTGCGCACCAGCAGGACTGGCAGTATAAAATGCATTAGGATATGAACCTGAATTAGCATCATACATAGCAGGGTCATTCAACTCTACTTCATTACCAGTCATTTTGTTGAACAAATTTTTTTTATATCCAGAATAATCTCGCAATACAGATGCCAAAATATATTGACCCGAATATTGCTGTAATATTTGATTACCACATGTAATTGAAACCCTACTAATAATTTGCGAACCCAAATTTTCAATCCATTTAAATTCATAAGGCGTCCAATCAGTGTAAGTAATAGAGCCATCCAAATTTGTTATTGCCTGAGGTGGCATAATAGGACTCCAAATATTTGGTAATTGAATGGAAATATAGCAGTCCATTAGCAAATCAGCATACCTTTTTACTGAAAACGTAAAAGTTGATTCAGTTGTAAGACTGAGAGTGGGAGTGCCGGTATAATCAAGTCGAAAATTTTGTTTCCCCCAATTGGTATATTTTTTATAAGTTGTTTTCCAATAAGTTTTTTGAGGATTGCCATTTAATATTATATTTTGTTGACCAATTGCCACTAAATTTAACAGACCTCCTGCCATAGTTAAGTATATAATATAGAAACTTTTTAATTCTTTATTTCATTACTATATAATTTAAGTAATTATATTTCTATTTCTTAATAATTATATAATTTTAATCATTTTAAAATAATATAATATATTAGATTATGTCAACACAAACAATTCAAACACCATCTAATTCCTCAAAAATAACACAAAATGTATCTAATATGTATCAAGAATTTAAGAAAAAAATAGCTAGTTTAGACGAACAATTTCAAACATATCTAGTTTTTGTCATAATAATCTTAATTGTTCTCATATATTTGGGGTATTTGTCTTATCTTAATATACTGAAAAGTAGACAATGCAATGATATAAATTCAACGTTTCCTGATGTAAACGGATATATAGTGCCTATATCAAAGGGTAATTCAGAATATTCTTATAATCTTTTCGATTATTATATTAGCACAGCATACAATGCCTGCTCTGGCGGCGAATATAAAAATAATTATGTAGATACATGTATATTAAAATCAGTTATAAAACAAGGTGTGAGATGTTTGGATTTCGAAATATATTCTATAGATAATCAACCAGTAGTAGCTACAAGCATTGATGATAGTTTTTATGTTAAAGAAACATTTAATTCAGTGCCATTTGGAGGTGCAAATAGTGTAATGGACATTATAAACTCTCACGCATTTGCAGGTGGAACTTGTCCAAACCCAACAGACCCTCTTATTATTCATTTGAGAATAAAGAGTTCAAACCAAGAGATGTTTACAAATTTAGCAAAAATATTTTCGGATTACGATAAAATGTTAGGCATAGATTATAGTTACGAAAATACTGGAGAAAATTTAGGCAAATTACCATTGCTAAAATTTATGGGAAAAATTATTTTAATTGTAGACCGCTCAAATACTGCATTTTTACAAAACGAAGATTTTCTAGAATATGTAAATATTACAAGTAATTCTATATTTATGCGTGGGTTAAGTTATTATGATGTAAAAAATAGTCCAGATGTAGTTGAATTAACAGATTTTAATAAAAGAGGAATGACTATTGTTTTCCCAGACAAAGAAACTAGTCCACCCAATCCAATTGCTTTGTTATGTAGGCATTATGGTTGTCAAATGACAGCAATGCGTTATCAATATGTTGATAATTATTTATTGGAAAATATCGCATTCTTTAGTCGGGGCGGTTCTGCTTTTGTTTTAAAACCAGAACATCTAAGATATATTCCTATTATTATACCAGACCCCACACCTCAAGATCCAAAATATTCTTATGCTACACGCACATTCGGTAATCAATATTACACTATGAATATCTAAATCTTCTAATAAATTAGATAAGCCATTCAATTAAATTAGCATCCGGGTATAAATATTTGTTTATTATTTTTTCTGCAAGTAGACGATTAATAATGTTGCGCCTATATTTTTTAATATTTTTATATTCATTGATAAAATTTTTTAATCTTAATACTGGACTCCAATTGTTTCCGCATGATATCGAATGACAACACAAACAATTAATTCTATTGTATAACTTTAGCTCATGCAAAGTTTTTGGTGAATCAATTTTTAAATAATGTTTATAGTTTTTATAATTTATACTAAACCTTTTGGGTGGTTTGAATGGGTAATCAGGTATAACATCAAAATGATATACATTGTCTTCACCTTTAAGAACAATAGTAATAGTAACAAATTCTATGTTTGTATTTATATATTCTACATGAATATATGCGCCTTTATTTACAAACTCGACAAGTTCATTTATTAACCTTCGTTTGATATTCAATTGTTTAATTTTATCTAACTCTAATAAAATATTTGTATCTAAACTTTGAGAACTTGATTCAGTGATAGTGTTCATTATTCAGGTATTGTAATAAAATAAATTAAATCAAATTAAATCAAATCAATTTTATTTATAATTTATTTGATTTAATTGATTTATTTATCTGGTAATTATATAGGAAAACAAATGAAAAAGAAAAATGTATGTAAAGATTTAACATTTGAAGATTGTGAATTGACAATATTGCGTATGGCGGTGGATAAAGCTGAAGAAAAGATGGGCAAACGTGTCGTGAACTCAGAAGAAGTAAAAAAAATCATTAAAATAGTTGAGGATTTTATTCAGAAAAAAGGTCTAATTTGTTATGGAGGCACTGCTATTAATAATATATTGCCATCAGATGACCAATTTTATAACAAAGAGGCCGAAATGCCTGATTATGATTTCTTTACTATTAATGCAATGGAAGACGCCAAAGAGTTGGCTGATATTTATTATAAATCTGGATTTACAGATGTAGAAGCCAAATCGGGTGCTCATAAGGGAACTTTTAAGGTATTTGTTAATTATATTCCTGTTGCAGATATAACTGATATTGCAAAACCGATTTATAATTCTATGAAAAAAGACGCAATAAGAGTAAATGGTATATTATATGCACCACCAAATTATTTGCGAATGAGTATGTTTTTGGAATTATCGCGACCTGCTGGAGATATTAGTCGATGGGAAAAAGTCTTGAAACGTCTAACCTTATTAAATAAAAATTATCCATTAACTTCTATAAATTGTGATAAAGTAGAATATCAGAGAGAAATGGAAAATAAAGAAAATGAGGATGAAGTCTATGAAAATGTTAGAAATACATTTGTAAACCAAGGAGTTGTCTTTTTTGGAGGATATGCAATCTCTCTTTATTCTCAATATATGCCCAAAAGAATGAGGATGCATTTGGAAAAGATTGCAGATTTTGATGTTCTATCAAATGATCCAGAAACAACTGCACAAATAGTAAAGGAGCGTCTCAAAGATATTGGAGTAAAAAACTCAAAAATAATTAAAAGAGAGCCAGTTGGAGAAATAGTTCCAATGCATTATGAGATAAAAATTGGTAATGATACAATAGCCTTTATATATAAACCTATTGGATGTCATAGCTACAATGTATTAAATATAAAGGGACAAAAAGTAAAAATCGCCACAATAGATACTATGTTAAGCTTCTATTTGGCGTTTTTGTATGCTGATAAACCTTATTATAATCATTTTTTAGAGAGAATTTTATGTATTTCAAAATTTTTGTATGAGGTTCAACAAAAAAATAGATTAAAACAAACAGGATTACTTAGACGTTTTAGTATAACATGTTATGGTCACCAAGAAACATTAGAAGAAAATAGAGCTCATAAGGCCGAAAAATATAAAGAATTGAAAGAAAAAGGAGATAAAGAAGAATTTCAAGAATTGTTTTTAAACTATAAACCGGATCATATAAATAAAAAGGAACTAGAACCCAACAGCAAAAAGTCATCAAAAACAAAAACAAATAAAACAAAGACAAATAAAACAAAGACAAATAAAACAAAGACAAATAAAACAAA